TTCGGGTTGCAGCTTTTCACCAGCGCTCGGTAATGCTCCTCGAGCACGCCGGAGAGGCTGTCAGATCGATAGATGCCCTGCGGCGCGATCTCGCTGGCTTTGATGTACTGCTCGCCCTTCTGGTCGACGCAGAACGCGGCCAGGTAGATGACCCAGCTATGGGCTATGTCGCAGATGGCCTCGGCGATCTGCCGGCTCGGAGCGATGCTGCGGCAGGTCTTCCAGTCGACGAGCCCCTGCCTGCCTTCAGGGTCCATGTTCACGACTGCGACGCGGAACTGGCGGACGATGGCCCGGCTCATGCGGTTGAGGCGGGCGTGGGGTAGGTTGCGTTTCATGGCTGGCACACCTCCAGCAGTGCCGCCTCGCTCAGGTCACCAAGCGGCGCGACGATGTATTGGGCAAGCGCGTAGACGCCCCACGGCTTGCCAGTGATTTCCGCCCGGTACGCTGCGTGGCGGATGGCGTCGAGCACGTCAGGAAATCTCATGGCCACTCCTGCCGAAGCATGTCGTTCTGCTTGGCCTGCGGAGTGCCACGCTTGCGAAGGGGCAGGCTGCTCACGGCGGAAGAGCGGCGGTTTCCGCGCGCACGGCTCTTGGCGTCTGCCTCTGGATTGCAGGAGTTGTTGAACATTGCCGGTTTTACGGTGGCTGGCTTGCCGATGCTGTCCGGCAGCTGCTGGATCTTGCCGCCAGCGTTCAGGTATGCAGCCGTGGCGGACTCAATTTGCGCGCGCAGAGCCTCGCCCCGCGCAATGGCAGATGTGTCGATCATGGGTAGGTACCGGGGAGGAGGGCGCGCCGGGCGCCCTGGGTGGATCAGATCAGCAGCGAGCGGGCGCCGCGGTATGGGTTGGCGAATGGCAGGTCGTCATCAAAATCAGGCGGCGCTGGCTGCTGGCTTTGCTGCTGCCGTGGAGCAGGCTGTCGCGCTGCTTGCTGCTGGCCGCCATCCGACTTTCCGCCGAGCAGCTGCATGGTGCCGTTCATGTCCACCACGATCTCGGTTGTGTAGCGCTTGACGCCATCCTTCTCCCACTCGCGGGTCTGCAGGCGACCTTCGATGTAGCACTGCGAACCCTTGCGCAGGTACTCGCCGGCGATCTCGGCGACCTTGCCGAACAGCACGACACGGTGCCATTCGGTGCGCTCTTGCAGCTGGCCTGTCTGCTTGTCCTTCCAGCTGTCGGTAGTTGCAAGCGTGATGTTGGTCACCGCATTGCCATTGGGCATGTAGCGTGTTTCCGGGTCGCCGCCGACATTGCCGATCAAGATGACTTTGTTCACGCCTCTCATGCCGCCTTACTCCTCATGCGCTCTCGCATTTCGTGTTCAAGTTCTGCCAGCTCTTCGAGGAAGAGTTTGATCTCGGTTTCCATCTGCCGAATGCGTGCCTCGTCGCGCTCCAAGCGGAAGCAGGCGTACTGCAGTTCATCCGGCAGGCGGTCATCGAAGGTCACGAAGTCGACCCACTCCAGTTCGGCGCAGGCCATCTGCGCGAACATCTGCCATTCGTACTGCGGGTCATGCTTGCCGGATTGGATGGTGGCGACGTGGGTGGCCGTATTCGGGCATTTGATTTCGAGGCCGCCGCGCCCCTTGGGCAGCAGGATCAGGCCGTCTGGCGAGGCGCCGAAGCTTTCGATCTTCGGGTGCAGAAGCAAGCCCGCCTCTACGATCATCAGGCCTTTGTCGACCTCATAAGCGGAGCGTGCGATGGGCTCCAGTTCGTTTCCGCGCTGAACGGCCGGTTTGCGGGAAAGGTCTTCGCCGCCAGGCATTCCAGTCAGCCGCTCGCAAAGCAGCTGCATCATGTAGTTCTGGCGGGTAGCAGAAGGGGCGCCTCCGCGCCCCTTTGCCATTACGTCTTTGACCTTGCTTGCAGTGACCTTGCCTAGCCTGGCCGCGAACCATTCATCACTGCGCTGATCCATCTGTCACCTCCTCGTACTCGGCATCGACCGGCTGCTCCATAAGGAACTTCTTGCGGGCGTCCTTGGCGGTTGTCAGTTGGTCGCGTGCGCCTTTCGACTTGTGGGACTTCCAGGCATCGCCGAAAGCGGCTTGCAGGTCTTCCATCGTCGGCGCTGCGTTGATCAGCGATAGAGCTTCGGCAATGTCCTCGACTTCCTCGCCTGGCGTCACGTCGCGCTCCACGATGCGCTCGGCTTCATCCTGGTCGTAGATGCCGGCAAATCCGAACGCAAGGCGGGCGCACTGGATCATGGCCTTGTGACGCAGCATCCGCTTCGGGTGCGACTGCCAGGGCTGAGTGTTGCGCTTACACTCGGACATGTACTCGGTAATGCTGGTCGGGTGCTTCCGGTCCTTCCGGTAAATCCGGCAGGTGTACTCGCTGCCATCGGCCGGCATCTCGAAGTCCATCCCGTCAAACTGCTGATGCTCGTTGATGATGCGGGACCAGCCATCCAAGCCAACGACAGGCACGATTCCGTTGTTCTTGTCCGGGAAGGCGTATAGCTCTTTCGTGAACGGGTTCAGCTTGTACTGATCCGCGACAATCAGCAGGGCGACCATCTGCGCGTCGCTGACTTGGCCCTTAAAGCAGGTCTGCTTCAGGGTGTTGGCGACTTCTGCCGGGGTGGCGCCCATCTCGTAGCGCTGAGCGAATTTGTTCAGTAGCGGTGTCAGTGCGGTGCTCATCGGATCTACCTCAGTAAGTGACCTGGATGTTCGGAATCTGGCGCTTGGCAATCAGCGTCACGGCCTGCTTGGCGCACTCTTCGGTCATGCCCCCAGCAACGAAAGCTTCCATGGCGGCCCGGTTGATCGCGGCCTTGTGTGCTTTGTCCGCCGCGCGTGCCTTGGCTTCGGCCTCGATCCGCGCCTGCTCGTCAGCTTGACGCTGGCGTTCGGCTGCTGCTGCGCGCTCGGCGCGGGCTTCGGCGTCACGCTCGGCCTGCTCGGCGCGCTGCTGGGCCTCGACTCTTTCACGTTCGGCGCGTTCGGCGGCTAGCTTCAGTTCCAGCTCGCGGCGCTCGGCGGCTGCCTTGGCCTCGGCTTCGCGCTTGGCTGCTGCGTCACGTTCGGCCTGTGCGCGCTGCTCAGCTTCACGCTGGGCTTGCTCGGCGGCTTCGCGGGCGATGCGCTCCTCGCGCTCCTTCTGCTCGCGCTGGGCCGCTTCGGCGCGGAGTCGCTCGAGTTCGGCCTGTTCGGCTTCGTACCTCTCCCGCGCGACAAGCGCTTCGCGTAGTGCGGCCAGGGCCTTGTCCTTCGCTCGCAGCGCCTCGGACTCGAATTCCTCCCAGCTCTCATCGATAGCCATGGTCTCCAGCCACTCGATGTTCTGGCACAGTTCGGACGAGTCCAGGTCGCGGCACTCCAGCCGCAGATTGATCTGGTCGATGGCGCCCTGGTGCTTTGCCTTGCGAGCTTCTTCTGCCGCCTCCCACTCATTCAGCGGCGCCCGCACCTCATCCTTCCAAGCGTCCAGCGTGTCGCGCATCCGCTTGCGCTCGGCGTCGATCTTCTTCGGGATTTCCTTCAGCTCGGCAACCAGCTCCTTGCCTACGTTGTCGAGCGCCGTTTTCGAGCGGGCGACCTTGTGGGCAATCGATGCAATGGCGTCGCGGCCTTTCTTCGTGGTCACGTCCGGCACGAATGCGTCGATCTCGGCGCGGATCTGCTGCAGGTACGGGTCAAGGCCATTCGCAGCCTGGAAGACCTGAAGGGCGGTTTCTTTCGGCGGCACGATGGCCAGTTGGGTTTCTGTAGACACATGGGCTCCCTGGCCGCGTCTCGCGCAGCCTGTCAGTAGGTTTGGTTATCCGAAAAGTTTGTAGATCGCCGCCTCGCCAGCCAGGCCGATCAGCAGCACGCCAGCCAGCACGCCGAACCCGGTAAGGGTCCACCAAGCAGCTGCGAATGAGTGTCCAGTGGGGGTGTCGTCGTAGGGGAGGGATTGGGTGCGGTTCATGCCTGCATCCCTCGCTTGTCGTACCGATGCACCCACAAGCCGTTAGGCTCGCGATAGGCGCGCACTGGCCATCCGATGAACCCAAGGGAGCGGGCCAGCTCTAGCGCCTCGCTTGGGGTGGCTGCTGCGACTTCCTCTAGCTGTTCGTCGATCAGCGATTTAACTGGTGCGGTAGTGGCGTTCATGGCTGCTCTCCTTGCATGGCCTCGCCGAGAGTTACAAACCGGAATGAATCAGGCAGCTTTACAGCCTCAATTGAGCCGCCAGATAGGGACTGGATCATCTGGATCAAAACGTCCTGGCACTCGGCCGGAAATTTTATGTGGCATACCGCTCCGTCAATCTCTGCGGTGATTTGCAGCCGTGTGATTCGTGTCATGGCTGGGCTCCTTGCAGGGCGGCGTCTATTGCTTCGTCTAGGCGATCTCGGCTTGGGCAGTCAGTCCCCGGCTTGGCTTGTTGCTTCGGATCGCGAATGACGCATAGCGGGCTGTTCCACCAGTCGGCCATCCGCAGCCACCGATACCTCTCGGCGTCCTTTGCCATGCGCCTTACCTGCTCAGGGATCGATACGTCTCCACCATCTGGCGGGGCCATGTAGTAAGCGCCCGGCAGTGCTGCCGTGATTTCTCTGATCACTTCCAGTCTGTTCGAATACTGCTCGGTAAGCGTGTCGATCTGAAGTATCAGCGCATCCAGCTCAGCGAGAAGGGCGTCGCGCTCGGCTTGCTGCGCATGAATCGTGTTGACCAGTCCGTCGATCTGCTCTTGCAGTTCGCATACCGCGACTCCGTAGCTGTCGCAGTCTTTGGTCCGCACGTCCACACCGAGCAGATCGCGCAGCATGGCGACCATCTCGGCGGGTGAGGCGACGACGTAGTGGTCGTCAGGCTCGCGGACGTACTCAAAGCCCTTTTTCAGGCACTCTTGCTGCCAGTTCACTTCCTTGCTCATGCCGCCTCCTCCTGTGCTGGTAGCAGGAACTCGCTGACCTTGCCCGCCAGTTCGGCAATGTTCGATACGATCAGCGTCGAGGGTCTGAAATCCTGCTCGTCTACATAAACGTCGTGCCAGAACGAGTGTTCGTAGTCTTTCGCCTGATAATCGGTGTCTGCCGGCAGGACGTAGACGGTCACGCAGTCGGCGTGCCCCGCGTAGCTCATGTGGGCGTGGTATCGGCCGGCGCCGTTCACTTCTAGGCACACGCTGAACAGGTCCAGTAGTGCGTTGCGGATGTCGTTGTTCATGCTGCCTCCCGCTTTATCTCTTCGGCGTGTTCGCGGCGCCGGTTGGCCTCGTGTTCGAGGAATGCGTCTATCCGGTCATCGCAGTAGTCGATGAAGGCGGAGACGGTGGCTTCGTCGTGCTCGAGCAGTGCTTCGTGAATCACGTCTGCCTCGGAAACGCTTTCATCCGGGCACGGCTGTTCGCGGCGCCCTGTGGGTCCGTAGTGCTTCATGGTGGATACCTCGGTTGCCCGGATGGGCGGGGGAAGGGGTGATGCAGGTGTGGCTGGCTGCCGAAGTCCAGCTTTTATCCGTTTCCGGTTTTCCCTCGGATATACCGATTGCGGCAAATCCACTGCATCGG